AGGAAAGCAGCTCTAGGAGATCTTGACCTTGTTAAGGAGCTAGACAACTTTCAAAACAACATGGCTGGAAGTGCAGATAAAGCAGCAAAGCTTTTAGATCTTCTTAGAATACAAAGACAATTTATAGAAATTTCAGACATTCAAGGGTTTAGGCTAGATGTTTTAGAGGATGCTGTTCAGGCAACAATTGATGGAAGATCTATCAATTACAATATTGGAAGCATTCTAGATAAAGACTCTGTTTTAAAAAGCCTGTCCAAAGAAGCCGAACAAAAAAGAAACGAGTTTAGAAAAGCGCTTGCAGCAAACGATGAAACAGCAAAGAAAAAAGCTCTTGATGAAATTGAAGACATAAAATCTAGAAGAAAAAAACGAGAACAAGAAGTAAGAGAAAACGAGCACAGTTTTTATTCTGCATCTGAAAATCCTGACGAATATAAAATACCTAAAAAAATGTCAGAAGTTTTTAACAATGTTGCAGAAAGCTACGCAAGAACCAGGCTTGCTCTTTTTAAAGTTCTTGACAGAAATCCAGATGCAGATGCAAACAACTTTATTGCTAATGCTATTAAGGAAATTAATGAAAGAGAAATGTCTCTTTATACTGATTTTCTTAGCGATCAAAACATTGCCAAATACGAATCACAATTAAGACAAGAGCTTAAAGAAACAAAGCTATCAGGAAAAGAGCAATCTCTAATAGACAGAGTTAAAACCAGAGTAGGCAAAATTTTGGAACAGCACCTATCAACATCTGGCTATCGCCCGATTAGAGACATCATGGAAGCTGGTTCTGAATTTGGGACAAACCCTGAAATTTACTACAAAGACTTTACTAATGCTCTCGAAGAAGTTCTTGAGTTTGGAAATTTTGAAAAGCTAACTGAGCTTGTTAACGCTGTAGATTTAATGCCAGGAAACATTGGCAAAATGTTTAAGCAAGAGCTTGGCATTTCTGCAAACAAACAATCTATGTCTTTTGTTGCAAGAGCTGCTGATGGTGGTGTTGAGCAAAAATCCATTAACTTTGAAAAAGCCAGAGAAGCATTTACCAAAGAAGGAACAATTGACTTAGGAGAGTCAAGAGTTAATGGCGCTGTTGAGGAAATGAGAGCCACTAAGCTTAAGTTAAAAGATGCATTTAACAAAGCTAGAAAACTGGAAATTGTAAAAAGAGAAGATAATCGAGTACCAAAAACAACAGAATATCTTACGTCTGGTCCTTTGGCCTATACTGATGGCGGTTCTTTTTTACCAATTAGGGCTGACCTTGAGTCAGTTTTAAATAGGCTAAACTATAGTGACGCTGTATTTGATACCAGTCTTGTAGCTAAAGCATTTAAATCAGTAGAAGACATTCAAACATACTTACTTAAAAGCCTTGAGTATGGATCTGTTCCTGCAAGTGACACAATTAAAAGCGTAATTGAAAAAGATGTAATTGAAATGCTTAGGGCTGACATGAAAAACAGAAGCCGATGGGGGCAAATGGCCAAGCTTAAGGATGAGTTTGATACAAAAGCTAAAAGGTTTAATTTATTTGACCAGCAAACTGGCAAGCTAACAAAGCAAGTTGGCGATGAAACTCTTGCAGATCCAAAAGCCTTTATGACTTTTGTTAAAAACTTAGACAATGCAAACAGTGAAATTCTTTTAAAGCAACTTAATGGATACGGAAGAAGCGGCAGAGACTTGCTTGAAATGATTAGAGCAAACTTTGACGAGGTTGGAATAGAAAAGCCAGGTGTTGCAAGCGGCATTGATAAAAATCTACCTGCTCAAGTTAGATATGGAATTGAGAAAAAACTAAGAGAAATAGATAAGCTTGGAGTAGATATAAATCCTTCGGTCAGAACAGTTTCAGATCCTCACATGCTTTGGGATTCAAGACTTAAAAGCATGATTGACTACTCTTCTGCATCAAGCAACGACCTTGATAAGCTGCTTGCAGAAATAAAAGAAAAGCTACCACTTGCCGAAGCATTTCTTTCTACCAATGCCAGAAACGAAAACATTGCTAACTCAATTAGCGATCTTGGAAGAGGTGGCGTTCTTGCCACAATGGCTTATTTGGCAACTGGCAGTAAAGTAGCGTCAGCTGCCGCAGGTGCTGCAGTCGGGGCAAGTAGCATGGCCCTTAACCCTGAAAGATATTTGCAGCTAATGTATCAAATGAAAGTTCTTCATGATGCAAATAAAAAACTTATCAGCGATTACATGAAGGACTGGGCTGAAAACAAAGTGCCTAAAGCTGCAATTTCAAAAGAATGGGAAAAAAAATCCAGAAGCATGCTTATGGTTGCATCTCAGCCTTATCAAAGAGACACAAGAGAAGGACGAACCAAGATAAGAAAAAAAGCTGCTCAAAATAGAAACGTTAGCAACTGGTCTAAAAAAATAGAAGAAGCTTTATCTTCTGAGCTAACAGAGGAAAACTTCTTTGAGTCTAGTACAGCAATAAGTCAGCTTGCATCTAGTAAAATGCTTATGGACAAGTTCACAAAAGAAGTAACAAAAATCTTTGAACAAACACCAGACATACGATCAGCAATGCAGGAAACTATTGAGCGTAAGATTAAAATTGCAAACAGCTTAATACCAAAAGCAAACACAGGCACTGTTTTTTCAGACCCTATTCCTCCAACAACTTTTCAACTTCAAGAGTTTGGCAGAGCCTTGCAGGTATTAAACAGCCCCAAAGATACAATTCTTACAGCAATGCTTTCAGGAACCTTAACTCCAGAAATGGTTAAAGTCCTTGCTAATGCTTGGCCTCAAATTTATGCAGAAATAGTGACAGAGGCTATGAGCGCAGCTGACAATAACCGAGGAAGCTTAACCCAGTCTCAGAAAACAGTTCTTGCTACATTGACAGGTGCTTCAATGATGGATGCATCAGAAGCTGCAAGACTGTCAGCAACCTTTGCTCCTAAGGAAGATGGCCAAAGAGGTGGCCAGCCTGGGCCAAGGCCAGGAGGCATGAGGCAAAGCGTAAATGCGCTTAGCGCAGGAACAACTGATGGGACGCTTAACAGGCAATAAGATATTGCTTGAAGCAATAACTAACGGTACGATAATATTAACCATTTGGGATGAAACGATATCCCGGCTCAGTCAAGAGCCCTTAGGAGGTAACAGTGCAGGTTCATAAATACAGAGAAAATATTGCTGCGGCTACTATTGCAGACAAAAAGGCTCTAGATCTTAGCCTTTCTACTCATTCAAAAATCACAATTGCAATGCTTGCTACAGGCGCAAACATGAGAATCAAGGTAAACTACATCTTTGATTCTGTTGGAACGTCAAGCAATGTAGCATCTGGCGGAGGAGCTCAGTCTGTAACTAGCGCTACTGCAGCAGACCCATGTGTTTACACATCTGCATCTCACGGCTATCTCGTTGGCGACATTGTAAGTGTTCGAGGAAATAGCTTTGACAGAAACGAAGATGGCACAACAGACACTCCATATATTTCTGCATATGAAGTTGAGTCTGGAAGAGTTACGGCTGTTCCTGATGCAAATACATTTACCATCGGAGAGCACAGCACCTCTGGAGCTGCTAGCTTTGCAGGCTCAATGACTGCTTACTATGAGGGAATGGAGTCTTTGATTCAGCAGATAGACCTTACTGCAGGAACTCTTACTCTTCTAAACTTCGATATGAAAATAGGTAAGATTAGAATTATTCGTGGTCAAACAGGTTCTACACCAGGCGCTGGCGTTCTTCGCATCGACGCCACAGCAGCCAAGTAGGAGTAAGCTATGTCAGCAAAAATTATTACATATGGATCTGGAATTACAGCAGGCACTACGGCTATCCCAGACAACACCAGCGAAGCTCTGGACATAGAAGGGACAGACGCTAACGAATATATTTCTATCGATACGATTGATTCTAATGCTTTGATTTCATTAAAAGCGGCCGACGGCAGTCCTGGAAAAGCGTTTGAGGTTAGGTCTGACGGCGCGGTGGGCTTTAATAACTCTAACAGCGGTTGGATGACTTACGAAGACACCACTGCGACTAATCCTACTGTCGGTCCAAGAAAAAGTGATTGGGATACCGGTATTGGTAGCGCAGCAGCCGACCAGCTTTCGCTTATTGCGGGTGGTCAAGAAGGTATCAGAGTTACAGAAGCAGGCGATGCGATTACGGAAGTGGCAGTTAAAGGCCGCACAGTCATAACCGCCGATACATCGGGCACACCTGACGACTTGGGCGATTTTGATAATTACGCTTTAGTTTTGCAGGGTTCATCAAATACAGACGATGAAACCGCGCTTCTGCTTTCAGGCTCAAGCAACACCTACGGCGGCAGTGCCATTGTTCATAAAGACACAGGCGCAGGCGGTAAAGGCGAACTAAACTTCTATACAAAGCAGAGTACGGCGGCTGAGCCCCCGGTTAAAGTCATGACGCTGACCGATGCCGGAAGCGTTCAAACAATCGGCGCAATTTCAACAGCGCTGACCGGCACATTTACAGCAACCAACGGAAGCGCTGAAATAACCAGCGGAAGCAGTACGGCATTTACAACCGAGTTACATGTCGGTTCAGCCATTGAGCTATTTGAAGGTTCAACCAGCCGGGGCGTTTTTACAGTTTCAGCAATCGGCAGCGCTACGGCATTGACACTTGACAGTACAGTTTCAGGCTTAAGCAGCAGCCCTAAAACGGGAATGACTGGAAAGGCAGACGGCGGCGAACTTTTTGCGGTTAAGACTGGGGACAGTAAAACGTTGTTTAGTGTGACCGGGACCGGGGCTATTCAGGTTGGCAGCGCGGCGGAAGATAGCAACGCCAACAACAACATAGCAATTGGAGACAGCGATGCGCTTGACACAATCGAGCAAAGCGGAACTAACGGAATTAAGAATACGATTATTGGTCACGCCGATGATAACTATAAATTAACGACCGGATACGGAAATGTTTTCATTGGTTACGACTGTGGAACAGACGTTACGACCGGAAACCAGTGCGTGGCCATAGGCGACATCGCCATGGGTGCCGCTCAAGCTGGGGCTAATCTTACAACCGCAGTAGGTCGAAAGGCTGGATTTAGTGCAGGCAATACTGGAACTTATGTCGGAGCTTATGCGGGTGAAGCAGTAACCGGATACAGTAATGTGGCTGTAGGTTATGGTGCGATGGGCTTGAACGGTCCAGACCAAGGTGTAGCCATAGGCCGAAGCGCTCACGCTAATTGCACAGGCGACAATAACGTGGCCATAGGCGCTTACAGTTTAGATCAGTCTGGATCGGCTGGAAACTCGGTAGCGGTCGGGTATAACGCTTTAACCGCTGCCACAGGCGATTACAATATAGCGGTCGGGAATCAAGCGGGCGACGGGGTTGGTTCGGGCGGAGGGAATTTGCTCCTGGGCTATCAGGCCGATTGTGATGCTTCTGCAAATTATCAAATCGCGATAGGCTTTCAGGTTTCCACTTCAGCAGTTTCAACGGCAGCGATCGGTGATGCAACAAGGACAGCAACGCTCAACTTTGGCGCAGCGGGTCAAAGCTGGTCCACGACTTCTGATGAAAGAATTAAGGAAAACGTCCAAGACTCTAAGCTGGGTTTAGATTTTATTAACGCTCTGAGGCCGATTACTTACACTGAAATCAACCCCCAAGACTGGCCAGAAGACATTAGGCCGCACGTCTATTTTGACAGAGAAAAAACCCGCACCAACGAAGACGGCACAAAAGAAACATACATTGAGCCAGCCAAAGAACGGGAAGCAACGTCCACGGCTGTTGTCGATGGCCTCATGGCTCAAGAAGTAAAAGCCGCAGCCGATGCCGAAGGCGTAAGTTTTTCAGGCTGGGAGCAACAACCTGACGGTTTGCAGCGTTTGCAATATGAGAAATTTGTCTTACCTTTGATTGTGGCTTGCCAAGACTTAAGCGCTCAGGTCACGGCGTTAACCGCCCGAGTGGCAGAGCTTGAGGCAGGTGACTAACGTGGAAGATGCGTTGTTACAATCCGGAGGAACAGCAGGTCTTATCGCTGCAATTTGGGGCGTGGCCGCTGCTATCAAACAACATAAAGAAAAGAATAACGGGGGTTCGACATACACCCGAATAACGATTTTGGAAAACAAGGTGGGTGAGCTTCAAGAGGAGCTGACACAGGCCAATGAAAAGCTTGTTAAATGCCACCGTGATTTGTGTGAGTTCCGGGAAGAATTTAGAATTTTTCTTACCCGACAAGAAACACGAGAAGAAATGCGACGGGAGATGTTGAAATGATTAAAGGTGTTACAAAAGGCGTTAAATCTACAGAGTTTTGGATTTCTCTTGTTGGGATGCTTGGCGGGATTGTTTGTGCTGTATTTGCTGAAGCTCAGTGGGCGCAAGTAGCTGGTGCTATCCTATCTGCCGTGTGTGGTAAATCGTATGCTGACTCTCGCAAGACAGTTAAGGCTGCAATTGCTCTTGGCGGTGCCAAAGTAGATGCTGCGCGTATCACAGCGGAGGCAACTGAAGCCGTGGGAAAGTCCGAGAAGTAGCCAGTGTTGTGGCGACAGGCTTGGCAGCGGCGGAGAGTCTTCCGGAAGATACGATTGATCTTATGCTTGGGGCTGTTGTTAATCCTGATGGCCCCAGGGGCATTGCTAATATTGATATCTCACTGGGCAAAGACATCGCCGCATTTGCCAGTGGAGAGTTTGCAAACAATACCGATTGGTCAGCAGCCGCTGGTCTAAAAATGAGGTGGTAAAATGGCTTCTCCGAAATACACAGGACAAGGCAGAGCATCCAGAGAAAAGCAAAGAGACGAGCTTCTCATGGATTTGTATGATCTTGAAAAAAAGAACGCTGATAGTGGGAGACTTTATGACCCAAGAGTTCCTGAGTTTCACAGACAGGAACTAAGAGATGCCATGGATGAAAATCTGGCTGGGTCAGGAAGCGCTAAAGCCTTTGCAGAAGGAGGTCAGCTTGGCTCTCCTGGCACAACAGACATAGAAGCTCAAAGAATGTCGGAAGCTGTTTCAATCTTAAGAGGCGAAAGACCTGAAGAAATTGAAGGAAAGTTTCGAGACACTTTAAAAAAAGCAAACAGTTACTTAAGGCCGCCTTCTTCATCTCCTTCAGAAACAGGAAAAATGACAGAAGCAGACAAAAGATTTCACATGGAAATGACTGGAAAAGGCGGGCAAGGCCCAAGCCTTGATGAAATACTTAAGATGCTTGGAAAATCATACCATGACCAAGCAAGGAAAAAATAATGGCTGATTACGCAAAGCTAGAAGTTCGAGGCATTTACTCTAAAAGTTCTGATTACTCTTTGCCAAAAGCAGACTTTAATCCGGCTACTTATGCTTTAACTCCTGATGAATATTTTCATTGCGAAATTCAGGCAGACACAGGCGGTGGCACTACTTTAACTACCAGCATTCTTGGTTCTGCTACGCTCCTGGTTGTAAAAAATAACGACGCTGCAAATTATGTAACAGCTACATTTGACTGCGCTGGAATGGGAAGCACTGACACCAGTATTCGGATTCATGCTGGCGGTGTTTTCACTACCACTGATTTTACTGTAGCTCAGAATTTAAAATTGGTTGCAAACAGTGCAGCCTGTGAGTGTGAAATTTTTATCGTAGGAACTTAATATGCCAGCTAAGCCAAGAAAAGGTAAAGCCAAAGTAAAGGTCACAAAAAGCGGTAAGCGTGTAAGCTACGGCCAGGCCGGTAAAGCCAAAGGTGGTGGCCCTCGCGTTAAGCCAGGCACTTCTAAAGGCGACAGCTACTGTGCAAGAAGTCTTGGTATTAAGAAAAGACTTTCTAAGAAAAAACAAAATGACCCTAATAGCCCTAACAACTTGTCTCGCAAAAGATGGAAATGCGTAGGCGCTAAGTCAAAGAGAAAGTAATGGCAGCAAAAAAAAGGTCTAAGCCAAAAAGTCGAGTAAATGAATCTGGCAACTACACTAAGCCAACAATGCGAAAAAATCTTTTTAACAAGATTAAGGCAGCAGGCAAAGGTGGTAAGCCGGGCCAGTGGTCAGCGCGTAAAGCTCAAATGCTAGCTAAGCAGTACAAGGCTGCTGGCGGAGGTTATAAGTCATGAAAAAGAAACTTAAGAAAGTATCTAAAGCTTTAAGAAAAGCATCCAGCATGCACAAAGCCCAGGCTAAAACTCTTGATGGTTTGGCTAAAAAGAAAAAAGTTTCTCGCAAAAAGAAGAAGTAAACATGGCGCTTAAAAAACCCCAGAAAAGCTTAAAGAAATGGACCAAACAAAAGTGGCGAACCAAGTCAGGTAAGCCCAGCACTCAAGGTCCAAAGGCAACTGGTGAACGCTACCTTCCTTCTGCTAAGATTAAAAAAATGACAGCAAAAGAATATGCTGCAACCACTAGAAAAAAACGAGCTGATACTAAAAAAGGTAAGCAGCACAGCAAGCAACCTAAGAAAACTAGGAGATCCTAATGATGAAAAAGAAAAAGCTAGTAAAGCCAAAAGCCAAAAAAACAATGCCTAAAAAATCTAAGGCAGTAAAAAAGAAATCTAAAAAAATGACAGGATATTGAGGAGCTAAAAAGCGTGGGTAAAGTAGGACAATACTTCTCAGCAAGCGAGTTCGCTTGTTCATGCTGCGGGAAAACTAACCCTGCTCAATCCCTTGTAAGCGTCTTAGACAGCGTTCGCAAGGTTCTTGGACCATTGCGCATTAACTCGTCTTATCGCTGCGAGAAGCACAATAAAGCCGTAGGTGGAACAGATAAAAGCTGGCACCTTCCTCGTGATGGAGTGGTGTATGCTGCTGATGTTACATATGTAGATCCATCCAAAAGGCATGGGACATATATGCTTCGCCTGTACATTGAACTGGAAAATGCAGCCAGAAGGCTAGGCCCTAACTATGGCATCGGGTTGTATGAAAATTTCGTACACTTTGACACCCGCCCAACCAAACCGGCCAGGTGGTTTAAGTATAACTGGCCTCGATAGGCTCAGACTCAACTCGCTCTATTTCTTTTAGAGAAATTCGAACAGCTCGTCCAAGCTTTGCAGCCTTAATGTCTCCGCGCAAATACATTCTCCGAATGTGTGCTTTCGAAACACACCAACGGTCGGCTAACTCAGAAACAGTAAAAAATGATTTCTGCATTTAGATCTCCTTGGGTTGCTAATCTGTTAGCCCACTTAACTGACTTAAATAAAAGAGTTAAGCAGGTTAAAAGTGTTTCAATTAAGTGCTAGGATTAAATGCCCCACCCCCAAGTAAGTTAATTTCATAGGGATTGATAACCACTCACGTTGTTGCGGGAGTGGGACAAAATCGAAAATGCCCTGCCTCCTGATAAATAAAACAGGGGGTTAGCTGTCAACATGCGCGTGTTGTTCGTCGCGGAGACAGAGCAAAAACATCATCTTATAAGAAGCATCCTCATTACAAGGTTTCTTTTTGGCGGGGCCTCCGCTTCAGCAATCTTGCACAGGGCTTCTTCGGCTTCGCTAATTACCCGGTAAGCTTCTCTTAATTTAACCACAGTTTCTTTGCAGACATCGGATATTTTTGCATCCTCTTCGCCATCCATTAACCAGTTGCGACCTGCAAACTCAGACCCAAAATCAGCAGCCTTTCTTGCTGCGGTTTCTATTAAGTCAGAAATCGATTTACATGTTTCGTAATCTTGAAGAGACATCAATGCTCTCCCAGTATAATTGAAGCCAGGCCCTTGCGGTCTTCTTCGCTTATGTCTTCAACTTTTTGCTGCTCGCCTACTGCCGCTCTTTCAAGAGCAAAGCTTCGCTGTAGTCCAAGGTGGGCCAGTGTCATCAGCACGGCTGCTACAAAAAACATTCCTTTAATCCACCAGTTACCGTCATTCTTTTCTCGATCAAGCGCACTGGTGCGTTTTTGTCCGATATCTCTCATAATTTCTCCTGTTAGTTTTTATTTGGATTTACGACTGTACCAGCCGAATTTTGCTGTATTTTCATAACCAGCCTGCCGCTTTTCCCTCCAACTAACAGCCCATCTTCCATTGGAATCAGGGCCATTATACTGCGGCAGGCCAATCATGTTTTTAACACTTGCAGACTCTAGATATCTTTCTTTGGCCATAACAATTGAGTCAGCATATTGTGTAATCTTGATTTCACTGGATGGTGAACATGGTGCATCATGCTCTCGCACTACCACCCTTTGTTTAAACCAAGGTATTTCCCCCGACATCATCGCTTTCCCCCCGGTAAGCAATTTTAAGTAATTCAATAAAGTAATCTAATCTCATTGAAGCTATTGGTTCTTGTCTGTCCCACTTGCAGATGGCAACAGGAGACTTGCCTGTTTTGGCTCCGGCTTCTGCTTCTTCTGCTTGCTCAAGGGCTGCTTTGATGTTGGGTCTTTTGCCAACTTTGCATTCAACCCAGATTTCGGGACAGTCAACATCGGCTCGAAGATCACCGCTAAAGCATTGTCCAGAACTTCTAGTTGTTCTGGGTCCAAAGACTTCTTTAAGTCTGTTAGCGATTTCTCTTTCAAACCTAGCGCCTTTGTCGCGACTATACTTTCCCATGCTAAGCCCTTAGTGACATTTCATTAAACTCTACATAGCCCCCGCCATGCTTGAATCCTTCTCGAATCCTATCAGCAACTCGCGCACCATATCTAGTCTGGAAATCATTTGCATTTAGGTTAGTTGTAATAATTGTTTTTCTGTAGTTGCTGTAACGGTCATCAATAAGTTCATCGAGTCTGTGGTTAAAGTATCCATTCTTATCGAGATACTCTACACCCAGGTCATCAATCACCATCAAAGGCACACTCATCATTTTTTCAAGATGGTCATTAAACCCACTGACTCTAGCGACCCTGGCAGCTGTCCACCACCGCATGCTTTTGGGAGGAGCAGATGACATTAGCTTTGTTTTATCCCACAAGTAGTAGGCTCCAGCTGTGCTTTTGCCGCAACCTTTAGGCCCAGCTAGTACCAGGCACCAGGCTTCTTTGGGTGCATCCATAAACTTTTTTACAGTCATTAATGCAGATGTATCTTTTGGTCCTGATTGCAGTGTATCTATAATGCGCTGCGGCATACCTTGAAATCTTAAGGATGATGTAAGCTCATCAGCAGACATCTCCTTGTTTGTATCTATTGGGTCATCGCAGCTCCAGCCCTTCTGCTTGGCTACTTCTGCAAATGCCATAACCTTGCGCTCAATCTCCGAAACCTTTTGTCCCCTGACCGAACTCTTCACTCCCAAAACTGTACCCACTTGTTGCATTTTTTCCCCTTGCTTGTTTTTGAATGAAGCTGTCAAGATTGCCGTCCTTGCCCATGATGTCCTGTATGCCGTGTCGATTGTGATCAACCCACCATTGTCTCTTGGAGTTTTCAAGAATAGCAGTTTTTAGTTCTTCTGCGCTATAACCTTGGTCTAGCCTTTTCTTTATAAGCTTCCAATCCACATGGCCGGGGGAGATAGATCTGCCTCGACTTGGGTGGATTGCTTTGTAATAATCTATGATTAGATCTATTGACGCATCGTGTTGTGAAACAACTCTTAGCTTAGATGGTTCTTTCTTTTGCTCCAGGTATAAACCTTCAAGCTCATCTCCAAGCTGACGCAGTAGTCTAACCAGTTTCTTTAAACTGTTAGCGTTGATGTTGATTTGCATGGAAATCCTAAATGGCGGGGGTGAGCAAAGAGCAGTCAGGTTACAGGAAAAAGAAATCCTAACCGCAAAGTGGAACATGCCCACCCCCACCAAGGTTGTATCATTTAGAAGGGAGTGGTGTCATCACCATGAGGGTTACTTGTAACCTCAAAAGGACCAAGAGGCTCATGCTCTGCTTGGTCTTTGGCGTAATACTCACCAACATCCATATACTTTTCACCGTCTTCAAGCTTGGTTCGAAGGACTCCTTCTTTGCCAGCCATGTCATCGGTATCTACTTCGCCAGTAGGGTCAAACCCCATCGACTTGCAGAACTGAATGTATCGCCACTTGGCACCCTCGGTAAGATAGATGTCATCAAACATCTTAAACTCATAACCGTCATGCTCAACGATAAGCTTAACCTCAAGACGAGGCGTGCCTTTGATTGGGCTTGCCCCTGATTCAACATCAGTAATAACAAACTTATAATTTCCTGGGCCAAACGTGCTCTTGTTAGAGCTTCCACTTGACTGTGCTACATCTTCATCGCTCACTGTAAATCCTACTACTGGCATAATTGCTCTCCCATATGGGACATGTATTCGTCCCAGTTTAATTTAATTTTGTCTGGCATTTCGTACCCGACACGACAACCAGCATCTCTGCCGGGACTGCCTAAGAAATGAATCCAACGGTCTTTGCCAAGCTCTTTGGCTTTACCGTCAATAACTTTGAAGTTTGACTGAGCATGACCGATTTGATCTGCCCAATCCCTAACTCTGTTCCATGCATACTTGCTAAGATTTGGTGCCCACTTCTTGAAGTCATCTCCAAGGGCATTGGCACCTTGCTGCAAGCCGTCATGTGCAATGAGTATGATGTTCATGTTTTTTCTTTTCCTAATAAGGTCCAGAGCAAACAAGACATCAGTAATCATTTCACCTGCAATGATAGGACCCTTGTAGTAAGCCATGTATTTCTCTTGGTTATTTCCAAAAGTATTCTTAAGCACGTGTGCTTGAGCAAGCTGCTCGGCTTTGTCTAGGGTATCAATGATAAGTGTTTGTCTATCGTGTTCTTGTTTAAGAACCTCACGTAGACACTGCATTAGTTCTTCCCATGACTCGCATGGTGACTCAGGTATCTTAGGTATCCTTAACCCAGCAGCACCATCTTCTGTTTGAATTAACAGTGGGTCAGGTGCATTAGATGCAAAAGATGTTTTACCAACTTTGGGCTGTCCATAAATGACTAGCCTGGGAGGTGGAACCCTAATGTCTACCGGTGCAGATACGATATTAAAACGGGATTTCATCAGCTTCCTTTGGTTTGAAGTGTTCTTTCTTTTGAAACCTTGGGCTTTCGTAAATGTTTTCAATCCCAATACAGGACTGAAAGAAGGCACAGCCTCCGTAGTTACGACAGCTTTGTGTGTTTCTTTTTGGGTTTCCAAGATAAGCTGCAGCGTTTGCTTTGTCAGCAATGCTGAGTATCTCTTCCATCCTTCTGTCTCTTGGTCCATCAAGAACTGGAATCATCTTCCTGATGTATTTATTTTCCTCCTTATCCATATAGACTTGAGTGATCCTGTCCTCAAACTCTTCAATTGTTTCACGTTCTTTTGTTTTCCTGTTTACAATCTTTGGCTTGGTCGCCGGTGATGTAAGAACAACATCATACCATATATACACAGGCTTATTATATTTCTCTTTTAGATACGCAGAGTAGATTGTAAGCTGGTTATTCATAATGAGACTTTGCCAAAATATACTAGCAGGGTCCTGGCAGTCTTTGCTGGATACGTTCTTGTGCTCCATCAGGACGATGCAATCCCGCTCTTTATCAAGCAGGACTGCATCCATCCTTCCGACAAACGTTGTGCTTTCACGCTTAAGCTTAAAGTCTTCCTCGATAGAAAGAACCTCAAACCTTTTGTTGGTAAATGCATCAGCGTCTGAAACCTCCCACGCCTCATAGTATCCTTTAATGTATGCTCTTAGCTTTGGAAGGAATAATAAATCTTCGTGCCATGATTGAGCTTTAACTTCTTCTTCGATGGAATTAATAACAGCGCTACAGTTGTGACCCTGAAGGTACATCTCCTGGGCATCATGCATCATGAGCCCAGTTTTAAGTCCGTTACTTGTTGCCTTCAGCTCCCAGCCTTCACTGTATTCGTAGTGAGCTTTCATCTCGCACTGTTCTATTGTTGATATTGCGCTGGCGCTAAAGACATTTTCATCTATACAAGTTCTACTCATTCTTAATTTTCTCCTCGTGTCTGGCATAAGCTTCATCAAGAATCATATCCACCACTTCTACGATTGGCGTATCTTCGAACATAATGGCCAGGGCCTCTAACAGCCTTAGTGAGTCTGTTAAAAGGACGACCGGTTTTGAGTCTCCGTGCAACTGTTTTAAATCCAGCACTATTGATTGTGCCACTCTGGTGTGTACGCTCATTTTCATATTGGGATATGCGTACTGAACCCCCGAAAGGTCGCATAAATTCTTCGCACTTTGGTTCGGCCCATCGTAAGTCTTCAGGCCATCCAAGCTTTTCCATGTTATATTTTTTTTACTCATCTTCTTCATCCTTTTCTGTGTTGTCTTCACAAAGTTCAGCGTTACCTTCGCCAAAGTTAATCCAATTTTTTAATGACTCTTTACCTATGTCCCACATCTCTGCGGCAGTGATTCCGTAAAGACCATCAGAACCTTTGCCTAAACTGTAGCAGTCTGTGCATTTCCAAACGTCACCTATTACATGTGGCGCCGTTCCGGCATTGACCCAGAAGTTTACATAGGCACCGTTGATTGTAACAATGAATCCAAGCTCCATATCCGCAGCGCAGATAGGCCCGTATTCGAGAACCTCTTCAATTGTTTGCATTTTTTTTCCTGTGTTAATTGTATATTATGGCTTAGACATTAAGCCAATTATCTTCAAAGCATCTCTGGTTTTCCTGTAGGCTTTTACTTGTTTGTCAACCATTGGAATGGATGCAATCATAAGCGCATTGCCTAAGCGAAGAAGAGGCACACTGGCATCCACATATGTGTTGTCTTTTAACTGGTCTAAATTTCTTTGAGCTCTTTCAATAGACTCTTCAAGTTCTTCAATATAAGACTCAGCTGATCTTGCTTTCTCGGAAGCCTCGTATGCAGCATGTCTTGCATTTTCTGCATAGTTTCCTACCTCATAAATCTCTTGACTAATTTCCTGTATTTCTTTTTCCATCTCTGACATTGCTTTGCTCCATATCTTTCTTTGCTTCTTTTTTAGCCCACTGCTTTAACTGCTCAGCGAAGTCTGGCTTTGTTAGCACTGGGTTTGCTTTAAGAATATCTTTATCTTTTTGAGACATTAGTATCTCCCTGTTCCATCATAGAACTGAGGGCATGGTTCATAGTCTGGCTCATCTGGCTCATTAAAGTCTTCAGATGCTTTATCAGCCATGTGTTGTTGCCATTCAGCCACTTCAGACATATCAGCTTCTGCTGCATATTTTTTAACAGCATCCTCCATGTCCTTTCCTATTTTTGCATAATCAATATTCTTGTTATCAATTAGCGCCTGGCCAATCTCTCTAAGAATAGAGTCACAAGCTTCAACGATGTCATCATCTTCAACCAGGTAGTCCATGTCTTTTAATCGCCATTCAGCCCATTCCTGGTCTGTTGGCTCTGGTCCGTCATCATAATCAGGTGGGTCTAAACGTGGTTCTTTTGCCATTACTTGCCTCCAAAGATATCTCTGATTTCTTGAATCAGGAATCTAATAACTACACGACGTGGAACACCAAGCTCCTTGAGGTTATCAAGGGCCATAATGATGTCCTGCTCGTTTACATTAATCTTGTCTACTCGTGTTAACTCTTTGTCCCAAATCATAGGAATCCTTTCTAGTGTCACTTTGACATCAGACCTTGCGAAAGCAGATGCCTGACTTGGATTCATGTTTTCAAAAAACTTTCTATCTATTTTAAGTTTAGTCATTGTGTATTACCCTGTTAAATCTATCGTTGATAGCCACAATCAATTCAGATGGCTCCATTCCAAGTTCAAGCATATCACTCATTACATTGCCAAGTTCACCAATAAGAAAGTTAATAGTAATCTCATATTCGGATTCGTAAATACCTTGCTCTTGGATTTTAATTAATTCATTTTTCATAGCACCCATAATAATCTCCTAGTTAGGTGTTGTTTAATAATGAGGCCGCCAATACCTAAGCCCTAGCTGGCGACCCTATGTGAGTGTAGACCTCAGATGGTATCCACCCTTTCTGGATGGCCGGGCCACTACACAGGCTTAATTCGATTATCCGAAGAACGCATCCTGGCACACTTGGCACCAGGCGCTAATTTTATACTCAGCTTTAGAAACATCATCCTTAAACTCGTCGGCTGGTTTGCCGCATTTTGCACAAGTGTTTCCTGTAAGAGCGACAGTTCTAGTCGTTCCATTTGTGGAATATTTTTTAGCTATATTTCCTGAGAGTCTATCTAGGAGTTGAATATTTTTTTCACTCTTCATTCTCTCCCTCTTTTCTTTTTTTATCCTCTCCCAAAATATTTGGTCAGAGGTTTGAAATTTTGTATTTGGCCCTATTAACATGGGACAGTGAAAATCCTGCGGGTTGCGGTGGGCCTCGCAGAGCGGGTCTTAGGGCAGAGCCCTCACGCCCTCCGCGAAGGAGTTGGTCGCTCCTGCGGGACTGCCAGAGGCTATCCGGATTGAACAGGATGTTCACTGCCAGAGGCTAATGGATTCTTAAGGCATTGCCTTGAGAGCCCTCCGGCTTGAGGACGGGTTCCTAGGGCGGAGCCTTAGGCACTCTCCGTGGGGAGAGCCCTTCGGCTTGAGAACCGGTCGCTCCTGCGTGACCGCCGGGGGCAACCCGGATCCAACAGCATGTTGGTCAATCCATCGGAACGGTGGAGCCCTCCGGCTTGAGGGCCAATCCAACGGAACGTTGGTCGCCGATAGGCGAAACGCCAACCACCTACGAGGACAACCGAATCAGGTCCCCTCAAGGGGCCTGGGTTGGCCGAGTCCTGGATCCGACCCTGTGTCGGTGCGTGTGGTTTCGGTTACCGAGTGGCGGGGTCCGGGGCTGGCAAGTCCCGTGTTAACCGACCAACAGCCCCGTGCTGTTTGGTCAAATAGGTCATGACCGAAGGGCATGTCCATGCGTTGGGGCGGGGGCCTGCCCGAAGGGCACAAGCGTCTCGCCTTAGCGAGTCGTTCAAGGCTGGGGTGCCGGGCTCTTAGGGCGGCTGGTGTTCGGCTGGGATCGAGGGCTCGGCTCGCGGGGATGCTCGAAGGGGCAGAGCCCCTTCGAAAGGTATCAGGCCAAAAAAAAGCCCGCTTTCGCGGGCCTTGATTTTGGTTACTGGTTACTTGTTACGCTGATTTACTAAGCCGTCGGTCGAGTTCATCCCGCTTCGCGAACTCTTCTTTTAACAAGTCGTCGGTGTCTGGCTCGCTGGCGTCGCCCACTTGTCGAGCCGCTTTCAAGTCGTCCTGGCTGTCGATGGCGTGTGTGTACTCGGGTGATTCTCCCGGCTCCTTTTCCGCTTCGACTTCGTTTGCAGAGTCAATTTCACTCTGGATGATTTTTACCACCTGGGCATAGTGGGCGGTGGTTACGGTTTTGAAGTCGAGCCGACGAGCCGCATCAAGCCTAACTTCTGGCAGAGCTTCAAGCCGTCCGCAGATTGCCCCGAATGCAGCCTTATAAGTTGGCGTCGACATTCCCTCCTTGAGGTACTGGCGGCGCTTTAGTGACAACTCGCCGAACTTTGATTTGAGCACTGTTTTGATATCCATTTTATTCTGATTGTGAGTCTTTGCGATTTCAGCTCCCTCCGGTGCTCCTGTTTCTTCGAATAGCAATACATTGATATCTTCCGCTTCCATTTCTGAGAGCATTTCCTGAAGTGGGGCGATGTTATCATCAAACCACTTCTGGGCTCTCCACTGGTTCATAGCGACAATGCGCTGGTCACTGAGGCTGACCGATGAGAAGCGCGACGTCGGGCGCTCCTTGCCTGCTTTCTCGTTTCTGAGTGCGTCTGCCTGGGCTTTGATTGATTCAATTGAGTAAGTCATAATAATTCCTGTGTTCTGCCGGTGTTCCGTCCGGCGGGTGAAAGAAAGCCCCCGAAGGGGCTACTGGTGCTATATTTTGGTGATTACCAAGGGCAAGTCGAGAAAGTCTTGTTAAGTCTTTCCGCTTCTTTTGCGTTCGCTTCCTTGAGTCTGGTGATATAATCACTCATTTGCTGAATGGTTTTGAAGTAGTGTCCGTTGTGTAGCGTGTTATCGATTAGCAAATGAACCGAATATGGAAGGGCGGCGTTTGGTCGTTTGGATGCCTGGTACTGAAAGATCGCAGAATCAAAAATCTCAATTACTTGGTACATAATGTTTTCCTGTGTTGTTGGTGAGTGTTCCGTCTCACATGATTATAAAATCACAGTTGGGCCATTCAAGCAATATCCTGATATGTGTATAAACTTTACACGTACGCGCCTATTATATGCTTAATATTGCCTATCGTCTCTCCGTGGAGATCTCGACAAATGAATACTAGGGGATCAAGGCAGCTCGAAACCGCTTAGAAACGATTCTCAGGGCTCCTGTGGTGTATTGTTTACGTTTACAATAATGCCTGCGATTATAAGGATTTGCTTCATGCCCCGCCGATCCCGGTTAGCAGTGAATCCGATGAGCGTGAGTCATACGAACGGAAGGCTGGTGTATTGGTTGGTCGAGCACTCGGTCGTTATCCCAGCCGTGAGCAAACCAGTTAGCTTGGTGGCACCACGATGAAGCACTGAGCCGTTCCACTGCCGGTAGTTTACGGCGCTAGAGTCTATGGTTTTTATGCAGTATTTGTATCGTGTTTTGTACCACTGGTGAAACTCGGTATCTAATAACTACAGTAGGTTAGAAGATTAGTGGATTAATATTCCCATTTGTTACCGGGGATGTGTCGAACATTCTTACCTGAAACATGTACTTTTTATAATCCATTCCCCTCTCTATTCCTATCCCGCTACGTATATATCTCTATATTTGTATTGGGGGGTACCCCCCTTTTCAAGATGAGGGAATTCAGGCCAAACACCCTCTACGAATTTTTATCCAATTTGACTCTAGCGCACTGCGTCGAAGATAAGCACAACACCCCCCCCCGGATCTACTAGCTGAAAACCGCAGGATTGGTTACCTGTATTGTGCTTCACTGGTGAGTTACTTCCAGTGTCGTATATGGAATCTATCTGGGTGTTGCTGATTGTCTAGTTAGTCAGCCAGTAGGCATATACGAGTCCGCGTCCGGCTCTAGGGAGGATTAACCTCTGCCGTCTACTCCGTAACTCGCACTATTACGTTAACCAAGAGTTGAAACTTAAACAATAGCTCACTAGAATCTATTGTATGAAAGATGACGCTATTGAGACTGAGATTGTAAAGCAAAAGATTACTAAAGGTACATCTGATACCCCAACTACCCGAGCAGGCCGCAGGGCCAAGTCTGGCAAAGCCACTGTTACTAAAGACGGTGTTAAGAAAAAGGCCAGGTCTACTGGCACCTATGGCATCTCTGGCAGCAAAGTTCAGATACTACAGACTCAAGATAAGCATAAATTATGGGCAGATCTGTTCTCTATTACCGAAAGTCAGATAGGTTCATTAAAAGAAAAAATTGAATCTGGCCTAGAACTAGACTCAAAAGACATGTCTAAGCTTGATAGCTGTTATAACGGCATGAAAAAACTACTGGAAATAGAAACTGTACTTAAATCTGACGCCATTGCTTCTATGTCTACAGAAGAACTAAAGCGAATGGCCAAGAAAGCAATTAGAGAATCCAAATGATTAGAAGCATTGAACAAATTGACGAAGACTTTATATACCATTCTTGGCTGCATTCCGTTAAATGCCCCACCAAATCAGTCTCAAACATGACCAGATACCTTATAGACTCCCTGGTTGCAGACAAAAACATTGCTATTTGGTGCCCAGATGACGACAAAAACCACATTGTTGGGTGGATGGCGTATGGAAAAATAGAAAATACACCCCTGTTTCACTACATGTTTGTAAAGAAAAACTTCAGAAAAAACTCTGTTGGTAAAGAATTGCTATACAATGTGTACCCTGACAGAGATATTCAGGTGTTTTGCACCTACTGGTCGCACCATATGCAAGCAATGAACGCTCGTAATAAATGGAATGTTAAGTTTGCATCCAACCTTTTGCCAGCAGTTATTCATAATCTTCATGCTAACAAGGATTTAGAGGTTTATCGTGGCGCTGCCTAAGATAACCTTAACGGATAGAGAGATTTATGAGGCCCTAGCGGTAAGGTCTAACGCCACAAAGCCCAGTAGTCAGGCCGAAAAAGAGCAACGAAAATCTCACGCGCTTAACTTGTCTAAGACATTGTTTAAAGAACAAGTCGATTTTATTCAAGATCCCTCTAAAAGAAAGGCTGCTATATGCAGTCGCCGGTCTGGGAAAAGCTATTCTGCTGGACGATACCTGATTAAAGAGGCCCTGGAAGATGCAGGTACTACATGTGTCTACATTGCCAGAACCCGCGAGGCAGCTAAACGTATTCTGTGGAGCTCCCTTAAAGAAGCAAACCAGCGTTTTAGGCTTAACATTAAATTTAACAATGCTGACCTAATAGCTACTTTCCCCAACCAGTCTAAAATTATGTTTACTGGGGCCAACGATGCCAGTGACGTAGATAAGCTTCGTGGTGCTGCGTTTAGCCTGGCCGTTTTGGATGAGGCCGCATTCTTTAATATTAATTTAAAAGAGCTAGTAAACGAAGTCCTTACTCCTGCCCTCCTTGATAGAGACGGCAGCCTAGTAATGATTTCAACGCCTAACTCAGCGTGTCATGGATTTTTTTACGACATAACTGAAAAGGGAACTTACAACTTTTCAGTTCACAGGTGGACAGTCAAAAACAACCCCTACATGCAACACGCTGTCCGAGCTATCCAAAAGGATATCGACAACGGAATCCTCGACCCCTCCGACCCCTCCTACAAACGCGAGTATCTTGGACTCTGGGTCCGCGATGACCAGGAAATCGTCTATAACTATAGTGAGGACAATTTGTTCGAGGATAGACCAGTCAGTGACGAATGGGAGTATGTCCTCGGAATCGACCTCGGATATCATGACGCTACCGCCTTTGTGGTTGTTGCATGGACACCTGACTACCCTTCACTCTACGTGATTGACGAATACAAGCAAAGCAAGATGCTAACGTCTGAGGTTGAAGACAAGATTCATAGGTTTATGAATGACTATGACTTTACTTCAATTGTTATGGACTCCGGCGGCGGTGCGTCAAAAATGCTACTGGAAACATTTAAGCAAAGATCTGGCATTCCGCTTAAACCTGCGCATAAGTCTGGGGATAAGATAGGAATGATTAAGATTATGAATTCAGATCTTAAGCAATGCAATATTAAGATTAGGCACGGAATGGAGCTTTTAACTGAGTGGGATAAGCTCCAGTACAACAAGTCAGGCACCGCCGAAGATAAAAGATTTGATAACCACCTGTCAGATGCTTGTTTTTATGCATGGCAAGAATCCAGGCACTTTATGTACGAAGAGCGAGAAATGCCAATTATACCAGGGTCAAAGGAGTGGTATAGGAGACTTGAAGACGAGATGGAGCAAAAACTGCTTGAGAGAGACGAGCAAGAACAGTATGATCCTGATGTATGGGGCGAGGGCTATAGTGAAGCTGACCTATACAATTAGGAGAAGCAATGACTGAAAAAAAGCAATCAAGAGACATGGGCGTAGGTCCAAGCACTAAAAAACTAAAAAGCATGCTTAAGATTTTATCAGAGCATGGCGTGTCGCGTTATAAAGACAGCGAGTTTGAAATCGAGCTAGCAATAGGATTTCAAGCAGAACCTATTGTAGAAAAATCAGAATCATTTAGCTTTAGCAATTACGATGAAGAAGCCAGCAATGATGACAAGAAAAGTTTAGAAGTTAGAGACGGGCTTGGTTACACCGAGGAAGACTATCTTTGGCGGAGCGCTGAAACATGAGTTACGGAATTTTTGGAGAAGCCTTTTGGTGGCAAGCTGAGTCAGACCCGCACGAGTCTGTTAGCAAATTTATCCAAGTTCTACGAGATGAGCAGGACAGCTACTATAACGATATAGTCACATTTATGGGTCTATATAACGGCAGGCCGCTTCATTCTAGGTATGCTCATGGCTCAATGCAGTATGCACTGCTAAGACAACCCAGGCTAACCTTCAACATTATTCACTCCCTCTGCCAAGCCGCTACATCCAAAATTGCCAAGCATAAACCAGCTGTCAGTTTTTTGACAGAAGGCGGCAATTACTCTCAAAAACGAAAATCAAAACTATTTAGAAAACTTATGCAAGGTCAGTTCTACTCAATGAACATGTACCCGATTGCACAAAAAGTGTTTCTTGATGCCTGCATTACAGGCACTGGTGTTATTAAATACTACACCGAGTTTGATAAAATTAAAGCAGAACGCGTTCCTGTTCATGAGTTAACGATAGATCCTATTGAAGCTGAAACCGGTAACATGCCGCGTCAAATGTTTCAGACTAAAAAAGTATCTCGACATGTTTTAGCTGAAATGTTTCCAGAAAAGAAAAACGAAATTCTTTCATCCGACTCTACTGACGAAAACGACTATAACGAAGAAGAACGATTTTCTGACATGATTGAATGCCATGAAGCTTGGCACTTGCCCAGTGGCCCAGATGCCGGAGATGGCCGTCATGTTATTTGCATAGACTCAGTTACGCTCTTAGACGATGAGTGGGAAAAAGACCACTTTCCGTTTACATTTATTCGATGGACTGAAAACCCAACAAGTTTCTGGGGCAATGGTCTTGCGAAAGAAGTTATGGGCATCCAGGTCGAAATCAATAAATTGTTGGCTCGAATTCAAGAGCAAATGCATCTTGCAACGCCAAAGGTTTTTATTGAAGATTCTTCTAAAATTGTGCAGTCGCATTTAAACAATCGAGTCTTTGGTGCAATTAGATACCGAGGAACACCTCCTCAGTTTTTTGTTCCAAGATCTGTCGATGGTGCAATGTTTTCTCACCTTGATAGACTTGTTGATAGAGCTTACGAAATGACTGGCATTAGTCAGCTTGCTGCTCAGTCTAAAAAACCTGTTGGCCTTGAGTCTGGTCGTGCTCTTCGTGAGTTTTCCGATATTGAGTCAGAGCGCTTTATGGTTGTTGGTCAAGCATACGAACAATTGTTTATGGATGCTGCTGAAAGAATTATTAACTTAATTAAAGATTCTTACGACAACAACAACGAGCATATTACATCTAGCTTTGACAGCAAGTCAGGTCTTGAAAAAATTAAATGGTCTGAGATTGATCTTGATAAAGATGAATACGTTATTCAGATTAGACCTATTGGCTCTTTGCCACAAACTCCATCGGCCAAGCTAGCATCTGTTTCTGAAATGCATATGAATGGATTTTTCTCTACAGAAGAAGCTCATCAGCTATTAGATTTTCCAGACTTAAACAAAGCCAACAATCTCAAAGTGGCACACATTGAAGTTTTAGATTTAATTGTAGAAAAAATTATAGAAAAAGGAGAATACATATCTCCTGAGCCATACATGAATTTAGAGCTTGGCATTCAACGAGTTCAGCAAGCATACAACATGGCTATTCTTGATGAAGTAGCAGAGCCAAGAAAAGAACTTCTTAGAAGATGGATTACTCAGGCAAATGGATTGCTTGAAGAAAAAATCCTAAAAGCAAAACAAGCGTCAGCTCCGGGACCAGCTCCAGGGGCAATGCCAGGGGCTCCACCGGCGCCACCGCAGGCAGGAATGATGCCACCCGGAGCACCTTCTCCTGGTCCAGCGCCACAAGGAGCGCCTGGTCCTGGAGGAATACCACCTGAATTATTAGCACAATTAGCACAGTAAAGGATTCCTATAATGGAAACAGAAGCACAATCAGCGCCAGCGCCAGCACCAGAGCCAACACTTGGTGAGACTTCTCAACAGGCAAGCGAGGTTGAACAAGTTCAAGAGGCTCCGCAAACGCCAGAGTCTTTTAATATTTTTTCAGATGAGCCAAGCCCTGCAATTGCTGAAAGCAATAAAGCAGAACCAGACGATAGGCCAAAAAAAAGCAAACAGTTTTTAGAAAACCTAAAACGAGACAAGCAGTTAAGGCAGCAAGAAATTGCCTTAAAACAACGTCATCAAGAAATTGCTCAAAAAGAACAACAGCTTGCTCAGCTACAACAAAGCCAGCAGCATTTAAAAAATAATCCTGATGAGTTTTTTAAATCTCAAGGCATTGATCCTATGGAATACTATAGGACATGGACAGAACGACTTATTAATACGGATGGAGAACCGTCTCTTGAGCGTCAACTAGAAGGCACCAGGGAAGAAGTTGAAAAACTTAGAGAAAAAATTCTTTCAAAAGAAGAGCAAGAAAAACAAGCTATTGCTGCTAGAAAACAAACAACAGCCTACAACACTCTTTGCAGCCAAGTAGAGCAATATGCGTCTAGCAATGATGGTTACGATGCAATTAAAGAAAGTTGCACTGCTAAAGACATTGTTAATGGAATGGTGCAACATTTTAAATCAACTGGCGAAGAGCTAACAATCGAAGAAGCATTTGAAAAGATTGAAACCGGACTACGGAAGCGTGAAGAGGATTTTTACAAAGACCCTAAAGTCATTGCAAAACTCCAGAGATACAACCCAGAAGCATTAAAAACATCGCGAGGCCCGCAAGCAACGTTATCGGCCAGATTTAAAGAGCAACCAACTAGGACAGATCCAACTGATATGCCCTACGAGGAAATCCGAGACTATTGGAAGGGTAAACTCTTCACGTAACTAAGAAAGGAGGGATCCTATGGGTTCCTTTAATTTAACAAACTTTGATGCGGCCATGAAACACATGTACCCGTATAAAAAAGTTGAAAACATGGTTTATCAAAACAACCCTCTGTTTTCAATGATTCCTAAAGAAACACACTTTGCTGGTCGAAATGCGACTTATGCAATTGAGTACGGCATGACCAGTGGTCGTAGCGCAAACTTTGCAACTGCTCAAAACAACCGTAGCGGTACAAAGCTTGAAGACTTTGTCGTTACACGCGTAAAAGACTATGCAGTAGTAAGCGTAGACAACGAAACTTTGCTTGCCGCTGATGGCAGTGAAGGTTCTTTGCTTGACGTTGCTAAAGCAAAGACTGACTCAGCTCTTCATGTGCTTGCACGCACAATGGGCCGAGACATTTACCGTAGCGGCACTGGTGCTGTTGGTCAGGTTCATGGAAGCACGGCTCCAACCACATCAACATTGCTAACGCTTACTGAAGGCTCTGCTGTTAACTTTGAAGTTGGCATGCGTCTTAAGGCAAGCGCTACTGACGGCAGTGCGCTGTATTCAGGTGTTCTTGAAATTGTTGGAGTAGACCGCGATGCGGATACTCTTACAACTAATGTTAACACTACAACCGGCATTCCGTCGCTTACTACATCTGATTTCCTATATGTTGAAGGCGATGCTGCAAACGGTGGATCTAACGTTAAGATGTCTGGTCTTGATGCTTGGATTCCGTCTTCTGTTACATCTTCATCATTCTTTGGTGTAGACCGTACATTGGACAAGACTCGCCTCGGCGGTCAGCGTGAAACTTTTAGCAGCACTGTTCATGAAACAATTATTAAAGCAGCTGTAAAAGTTGGCCGCGAAGGTGGTCGTCCAGATGCAATGTTTATTAACCCAACTGACTGGGCTCAACTTGCTCTTGACCTTGAAGGTAAAGCTGCAATTGGATCAAGCGGAGCTACTCATAACCGACGTTATGACCCTAGTGACCGTAAAGGCCAGTTTGGTTTCTCAAGCTTGAGCATCGCTACTCCTACGGGAATGGTTGATGTTTATGCAGATCATAACTGCCCACTTAACCTTGGTTATCTTCTTCAAATGGATACTTGGAAGTTTAAGTCTCTTGGACCAGCTCCTCGTATGCTTGACTTTGACGGCCTTAAGGGAATTCGACAATCATCGGAAGATGGTGTTGAGTACCGCTGGGGATATTACGGTAACCTTTTATGCACTGCGCCGGGATTTAACTGCCGCATTACATTAGCGTAAGGAGATAACTATGGGTTTTCCAAACTCTATGCAAAGCAGCACCAGTCCTGTGATTGTTGCTGGTTCTTTTAATAACGGTCTAACCGTTGTTCGCGGTGATGGATTTAGCGTTGCTGAAGCCAGCCGAACTTACACAATTACTTTTGACCGCGAATATGATGGCATCATTAGCGCTACTGCAACGTTGCTTAACGCAACGCCAACAGGCAATGAAGCGATTAGCGCGGTTATTAAATCTCACAGTGTAACAGCTGATACTGCTGGTGGAACTCTTGTTATCCACTTGGTTGATGATGCTGCGGCAATTGATGCCAACACTGCTGATGTTGAAGTCCACTTTATTGCGGTTCTTTCAGCGGATACATAACAATCCTGGGAGGGGGGCTCCGGCCCCCTAACCATTTTATGGAGATTTAAAATGGCTAAAGAATCAGGTATTGCGCTTATTCTTGGTGACAACAAGAAAGAAAGCAGTAAAGACAATTTGATGGGTTTTGACCCTGAGTCTGACAGTATTGGAAGCGAAGATGCTTTTGAGGATGCAGCCAGTTCTGTTCTTCAGGCAATTCAAGAAAACGACCTGGAAGCTTTTGCAGATCATTTAAAAGACGCTATTGAAATCTGCATGATGAAAAGTGAAAGCGGAGAGTACTGATGTCTACCTTGCTTGAACTAAGAACTAGAGCCCGCAGGCTTGCTGATGCTGTTGGTAATGAGTTTTTTTCTGATGCAGAAATTAACGATTACATTAACACTGGCCTTGGTGAGCTTCATGATATTCTTGTTTTAAAATTTGAAGATTATTACGTTAGCTCTATTTCTTTTAATCTAGCAGGAGACACGTCTTCTTACTCAATTGAGTCTATAGGGTTAAATAACCTTTATAAAATTATGGGTGTAGATCTAAAACAAGGAGCCGAAACAGTTCGTGTTCCTAGATATTCTTTTCAAGAAAGAAACACCTTTAAGTCAAGCCAGGCACTCTACTCTGACCGAGGGCACACAAACCATCGGTACAGTTTAACTGGAAAGAACCTAAACTTTATACCTACTCCAACATCTACTGATGAGGTAACCGTTTGGTACATTCCTACATATGTAAAGCTTGTAAATGATTCAGACTCAGTGGATGACAGAATTGCATCCAACTGGGAAGATTACGCAGTTTGTTCAGCAGCAATTAAAATGAGGCAAAAAGAGGAAACATCTACAAAACCTCTTGAGCTTGAGCACGATAAAATTACAGCGAGAATTGAAAACGCAGCAAGAAACAGAGACGCCGGTGAGCCTTTTGGAATTACCGACGAAGATATGGGTGTTTTGGCAGGTTACGGACCTTTCGGTTAGAGGCAGTTATGACTCTTAGAAAATTCGAAAGAGTCTCAACTGATGACTCAACACTCAATCGTATTCAGGAAAGAGTTGAGGATGCTTTTGTTCCTGTTTTAAGCTCATCTATCCTTGATGGAAAAATCATAAACGATGTTGATCTAGCGTCTGGATCTACAACAATAGTATCTCACGGCCTAGGAAGAGTTATTTCTGGCTGGATTGTTGTTAGTAAAAACGCAGCTCAACACGTTTATGATGTCCAGTCTTCAAATAACAATAAAGATAGATTCTTACACTTAACTGCTGGCGGTACAGTTACTGTTAGCTTGTGGGTTTTCTAATGCCATTAAAGAAAAAAGTTGCAGTCATACCTTTTGGTAAAGGTGTCCAGTCGAAAAAGACTGACATTACCCTTGAGGCTGGTGAGCTTGAGGTTTTAGAAAATGGAATCTTTGACAAGCTAGGCCATATTGCAAAACGAAAAGGTCATTCTGAATCTGCATGGAGCATTAGTTCTGTTGGTAAACCCCAGGCATTTTTTCAATTCCAGGGAGCTATTTACTGGCTTACTTCAATGGGTAGCGTTTACCGCTTAAACCCAAACGATTTAACTTCTTTTGATTATCTTGGTGCATACTCTCCTGTTCATACTGAAACATTTACTGCATCTGGCGAGTCTGCTCTTCACCATCAAGAAAATCCTCATATTGCATTAAGCGGAAATGGAAATTATCTTTGTGTTGTCTACACTGAAGCTGATTATGATTACACAAACAATGCGATTAATTACAAGTATCGATGGGTTGCTGTAGATACGGCAACAATGAAAATTGTAGATACAAAGTCAGGCAGAACTGCCGATGCTCTTGCTCGATATACATTCAATGGCAGAGTTAAAGTTGCAGCCGTTGGAAATACTCATTTTGCAATTTATTGGGAATACAATAATGGTGGCAGTTACGAGTTAAGACGGGATGAAATGGTCCCAAACAGCACAGGACAACAACCGTCTTTTGCTAGCGGGGGCGTTGTTATTGCTGCATCCAGTAATGATTATAACCAGACTCCAGCTCAGCAATCATTTGATATTTCTGAGACTGCATCCATAGGGTCTGTTCACGTTGCTTATTATAAAACAAACAGCGGTTCTCATTCTGTTCGATATGTTAAAGACAATGCTCCTCTTGATAATACAAGTTCTGCTGATCTTGATTATGGAACTGATTTTAATGGTGGTCTTTCCGGCACTGCTCCAGTATCCCCTCTTGCTATCGGAAGATCTGCGCTAGGTGCAGAAAGAATTTATATTGGATACCGGACTGATTCATCTAGCACTATAAGGGTTTATCTGTTTCCTGAGGGAGTAGCTTCTTCTACCGCATTAACAGCAACTGATTATCATTCATCGTCTCATTTTATTCCCCATGGGTTTGTTGACTATCGGCCAACCCCTGGAGTCTTAACAACTGATTATGTTGCTTTTGTTTACCAGTCAGGGTCAACAAGTTCTCCTTACGCTCAAAATGCAAGATACATTCAAGATCCATCTGGTACTCCTGCTTTTGTTGCAGGAGTAAAAGCAGGAATAAACGGAAGACACAGCATTGGCCCGTTTGCTTTTACAACTGGTTCAGACAGCATGAAATCAATTGTTGTAGGAGCAGGAGATCAATACACTGCAGATTCAGAGTTTGGCTCAATTGTTTTTAACGGTACACTTGGAGCAAATGTTGGGGATGAATGGACTGGGGTATCTGCTGTTAACTCTTTTAAATACGAGCACTCTGCTGATTCCTGCAGAACAGTAACAGGTTCAGGTGTTGCGTATTCTGCTTTTCCTCGATCAAGCAATATTAACACATTTCCTGATGGGTCTGGCGGATCAACAGTTGTAACAAACTCAAACATAAATGTTCTTAAGTTTACTCCAGGCATTCCTGAATGGGGTGTAAGATATGCTTCCCTTGGAAAATCTGTATTTTTTAATGTTGGAAATGCTATTTATCGAGATTCATTTGGAAATAATTTAGACATATTGGGAATGCCTAAGCCTGTAATTAAATCAGCAACAGCTAGCTCAGGTGGAAGTCTTGATGAAGCAGATTACAAGTATAAGGCTGTTTTTGAAAAAGAAGACGCTCAAGGCAACCTTTACAGGTCTGAGCCATCAGATGAGTTTAGCGTAAGCACTACAAGTTCAAATAAAACAGTTACGGTTCTTGTGCATAATATGCACGATATAAAAGCAGGAGGAACATACAGGGTAGCTCTTTATCGAACAGAAGGCGGGGGAAATATTTTCCATAAGGTTCAAACAATTAACGGAACAAGTGCATCAAACCTAACAGTATCCTTTGTTGATGATATCGCTGATAGCTCAGTTCTTGCTGGCGCATTTCTTTACACCGAAGGAGGCGAGCTTCCTAGCACCAGGTGCCCTGCCTCATTTTATGTTGAAGCTCATCGAAACAGATTGTTTGTAATTTCGGAAGACAATCGAATCTTTTTTTCTAAAGAGTACCAGGAGGGGTTTGGGGTATCGTTTACCGACACATTCTTTGTTCCTCTTGATGGACTAGATGACGATAAACCAACTGCTCTTGGAAGTGCAGGCGGAACTATTTACTTGTTTAGAGAAAACTCAATTTGGGCTCTTAGTGGCGATGGCCCTGATAAAACAGGAACCGGTAATTACTATACTCCGCAGCTAGTCAGCAACAGTATTGGCGCACTTAAGGGTAGCCCTACTATTTTTACAGATGAAGGTCTTTTCTTTCAAAGCACTAAAGGTATTTTCTTGGTAGGCTCTGGCGGAATTACTTATGTAGGAAGCCCAGTAGAGGATGTTCTTGGGACATCAAGAATTATAGATATGATTCAAGATCAAGAAACTTCTACTATTAGATTTATTACAGACTCAAATGTCATTGCTTACAACTACAGCACCAAGCAATGGTCTAATTACACGTTTTCTACATTAGGTGATTACAAAATTATTGGCGCTGGAAATGCTGATGGGGATATTTATCTTTCAACAAACAACAGCAAGTTATGGAAAGAGTCTGGATATAAGCTAGGCACAACTTACTTGCCTCTTAGCTTAAAAACAGGGTGGATATCGTTTAACGAAATTCAAGGATTTGGTAGAGTCTATAGATTTGCATTGCTTGGTAAAAGCAAAGACAAGCATACTCTTACTGTTAAGGTGTATTATAATTACGATGACAACTCTACGCCTGACATCTACACCTTTACTACAACTTCTGCAGATGACGCAGTGCTTCAATTTAGAGCACACATGAAGCAGCAAAAATGCGAAGCAGTTAAGTTTGAAATTTACGACGCAGACAACAGCGCCTCTACTGGTGATGGGTTTGTAATTGAAAGCATTGCCTTAGAAATTGGAACTAAGCGAGGCATCTTTAGAACGTCAGAATCTAACACAATTGGAGCGAACTAATGGCTAGTGCACAAGCAGCAGGCTACGGCGAAATGCTAAGAGAAGAAGAAGATGATGAGCAGGGGCTTGTTTCTGCAGCAGCAGGAGGCCCTCAGGAAACTCAGCCAATGTCAGGTGACAATCCTTTTGGTGGTGGCGACCCTATTACTGACAATTTAGACACAAGCCCAATTAATAGCGGCGACCCTACAGGAGTAGCGTCAAGCCCTGGCGGAGGTATTGATCTTAATGCTGTTGCCCCAGGAATACCGGGAGCAAATGTAAGCTCTCCAGAAGATGCGCCAACACCACCATCTGTTGCAGGAACAGCAATAAATACTGGAGCTAATGCAAACGTATCTGCTCAAGCTCCTATGTATTATGAAGATGAGTTTATTGATCCTCTTATTAAAAGAGACGTTCTTCAAAGAGAAGACGCTCAGCTCAGCGCAGAAGGATTTGATGCAGCAAACGTTGGCAGCGCACTTGGTGAAACAGGCATTACAGCCGGAGATTTTACAGGCGCTGATTTAAACGCCCAGGACCAAATGGGAAGGTCTGCACAACAAACCCAGATGGAGCTGCTAAAACAAGCAGCAGCAGGTCAAATGAGCCCTGCCATCCAACAGCAACGAGACAGAGCAACACAAGATGCACTTGCCTTGATGGCAACTCAACGAGGTGTTCCTGCGGCAGCAGCTATGCGTACTGGCATGCAAGGTATTTCTGAAGCAGGAAGACAAGCAACAGAGGCTGCGGCCCAGCAACAGCTCCAGGCAACTCAAATGCTTGGCGATGCAGGAACTCAGTTTAGACAACAAGAAATCGCAAAAGCGTCAGAACAGGCCCAGTTAAACCAGCAAGCAACAATAAGACAAGCAGAGCTTGATCTTGAAGCAATGACATCAACCGCTCAAATAGAACAAGAGCGGTTAAATCTTATTGGCAACTTCCAGCAACAAGCAAACTTAACCAATGCTCAAATGGCAGATGAGATGGCTTTAGCAGAAGCTCAAGTAAACGCTCAGCTTGAAAATCAAAGAGACCAAATGGTTACTTCTTTAACAAGCCTTGGTGTTGAACGAGACATGGCTGAAATGCAAATAGCTTCAGAAATGGAAAGACTTAAAGAAGAGCTTCTTTATAAATTCTGGGCAGGAAAACTTGGTGCAGCCACTCAAATTGGTACTGGGCTTATGGAAGCAGCCAGTGATTCAGAAGATATTTTTGAACAATTTATTGAAGAAGGCTCTGTCTTTAATATCTTTGGAGGATATCAAACCCCTGAAGGTTACGAGGTTGGCGGAGCGCAAATTACAGGGCCATTAGGATATCAGGGTGACTTAGGCCCAGGCTTTGGAGCTGTTCCAGGAGCAAACCAGCCAGGTGCAGTTTACGATGTATCATCTACTGAAGGAGCACCGGTAGTTGTTAACCCAACTGAAGCAGAAGTTTCCGGCATAGAAGCAAAACAAAACATTGCGCCAATTGGAACCAGGGACGAGTTTTACAGAAAACGTGAGCCTACTAGGTTTGGTCAAATGGAAAACTCGCCTACGGAATTTGCAGGAAATATTTCTGCTACAGATCCAATGGCAATGAACAAGGTAGGCACATCTAAACTTGGTCAAGTAAACAGAGGTCTTCTTAAGTCTGAGCAAAAAGACCTACTAAAAGCTGCAACAGCAGACCCTTATCAAACAAGAGCTAAGCCATCTGCAGCGTTCAGAGGAGGCATGCAGACTGTATCTGATTTTATGGAATATGGTTCATTGGGTGCAGCTGCTTCTGGGTTAGCAAGCTCAAACAAAGAAGAGCGAGAACAGTCAGCTCATGCTCTTGGAAGATATGGAGCTCAAAAAGCGCTCGAGGCCGGAGTAGAAGAAGCTTCTGAATACATCGACAAAGTAAGCAAAGAGGTTGGTGAGGAAGCAATTAAGCTTGGCGATGTTGCAAAAGAAACAGCCAGCATTGCAGGCAAAGCTTCTGAAGAAACTTTAAAGTCAGCCGGAGAAAGAGCTGCATCGGAAGCTGCTCCAATTACAGCGGCTCAGGCAGCGCCATACATTGGCGGAACATTACAGTTTCTTTCAAGCACTCTTCAGGGAGACCAAACAGGCCCTGCCGCAATTAGAGCTGGCGGTGCAACGCTTGGTGGTTTAGCAGGCGCAGGCGTAGCTTCTGCGCTTGGTCAAGCAGCGGCAACAGGCGCAGCAGCAGCAGCCATGGGTGGAGCTACAAGTGGCGCCGCAGCAGGCTCTGCGCTTCCGGGTATTGGGACAGCAATCGGTGCAGGTGTAGGCGCACTTTCAGGCGCACTTGGCGCTGCAGCTGGTTCTGCAGGAGCAGAGCCTCTTGCCAGAAAAGCAACTAAGCAACCTAGAAAACCATTAAGCTTTCAGGGAATTAGAGACCCTGAATCAATGGTTGGTGCGCCTTCGGCCCCAGGAGTCTATTCTGGGCTTGAAACTAAAAGGTACATTGAAGATCTTACCCCAGTATCATCAAGCATGAGATACGGTGAAATCTCTGACGAAAATGCAAAAACAGGAATTGGCCCTTCGCAAGATGAGCTTTCTGGTTTCTTGAGAGAGCTTAATCCTGTTAAGTATGACTATAAGCCAGAGTATGGTGGGGAAAAGAATCAATACGGAATCATTGCTCAAGATGCACAAAAGACTCCAGTAGGAGATTCCTTTGTTAAGCAAAATGGTGATGGCACTCATGTAATTGATACAGGAAAAGCAACTATGGTTAACATGGCTGCATTGGCTAACCAGCAAAGAATTCTTGATAGACAAGACATGTTAATTGCTGAGCTTCTGAAAGGAAGAGGATAATGGCAGGACCACAAAGAAGCTTACCTCAATCAACAGTTGGCTCAGGAACAATAAGTGATTCTGAGTCTGGTTTTTTTGAAACCAGGGCTAAAAGAGAAGCAAGTGAGCTTAATGAGCGTCTTGCGCAAATGACCCCAGAGCAAAGAGCAAAGCAATTTGAAGGAATGCAATCGTCTAGGCCAAACATAATGCTTAGACAAGGTCGAATTGATCCAGAGCTTTTGCAAAGCAGACCAGAAGATGAAGATGCTGTTATGGCTTCAATTAGGTCTCCAAGAGATCCTTACCTTGAAAGCTTAGCTGAAGGAATTCGCTCAGATCAGGATCTTCAACAATCTATTTCTCGTTCTGCTGAAACTCAAGAAACTGGCCCATATTCTGGCGAGCTTGGAGGCTTTTCCGCTCCTGCAATTGATGACAGTTTGCCCGATGATGCAGCTACAAGGCTAGCAGAAGCTACTGGGATGCCAGTAGAAAAAGCAAGGCTTGCTTTGGGCATTACTGGAAAATCTACTGGAGTTAGTAAAGAAGTTGCAGATGGACCAAATCCAGGAGAGCCAGGGAGCGCTGGCCAGGACCCTAATGATCCTATGGCTATTGACCCTATGGATGACAAGCAAGTTCTTGAAAAAGCAAGAATGCTTGCGTTTGGAAAAAATAGTCCATTCGAAAAATATGGAGAAATCCAAGCAACTGCAATGTCAGAAATTGCCAAAAGCCAAAACAGGGTAAAGCAGCTTAAGCAAGAGTCTATGGATGCAGGGTTAAATATAAGAAACCTTAATGAGGCAACTCAGGCTGAAAGAATCCTGTCAGAAAATTTTGCTCAAACAACAAGAAACGAAGAACTTGCACTTCAATTAGAGCAAGAAGAAAGAAAAAAAGAATCATACGAAGAAGTCTTTGGAAGAGAAGGCGTTGCAACAAAATGGATGGAAACTAAAAAGCGTTACATGGATAACATCAAGGCTACTTCTCATATTGATGAAAGTGGTGCTTTTGGTTTTTCTACATGGGGTGAAACTTTTAGAACAATTGGAGCCGTTGTTGCAATGGGCGCTCAAGTTGCCGGTAAAATTGCACTTGAGAAAAAAGGCTTAGGGGCAGCTTTGCCTAACATAGTTATGCCTTTAATTATGAAAGCAATTGATGCTGACATTAGAAGAGATGAAACAGCTTACAATCGAGCAAGGCAAGAAGGCGTAGAGCACTCTGGCTTAATAGATGACTTTTTAAAAATTTACGACAAAAAAGATGCAGCAATTAATGCTGTTTATGAGGTTGGAATTAATGCTGCAAGAGCAAGGCTTGCACACTTTAATAGCTTGCTTCCAGGCACTCCTGATAGTCAATTAAGAAAAGATTACTATCAAGTAATTTTAGATCAACTTAATGAAAAAGCCATAGAGAAAGAAACAAATCAACTTAAAGCATTTGATGAACTTGAAAAATCATTCTTAGCATCTTCTCTTGATAGCGAAGGAGCTATTAGAACTGCACGCTCAGCGCAAACTGCGCGCGGGCTTTCAATGATGAATGCTTACAAGGTTCTTAATGCTAAAGGCGAAGAAAAAACAGATAAGCTTCTTTGGGGCAATCTTGAAAAAGAAGCTGAAAAATCAGAAAGAGCATTTATAAGCAGAGCAAGAGAAATTAAAGCTCTTTCGTCTGCTGTTATTGCTGAAGCTGGTGGAGAATTTGGATCTGTTCAGCAAATGCTTCTTATGTCTATTCAGGAAATTACAGATAGATTTGGCGACAAAATGCCTCCAGGCTTAACGGGAAAACTTTCTCAGCTTGAAGGTCTTATGAATACCCAAATTACAGCTTTTGCTAAAACCTTTGAAAACAAACTCACAGAAGGTGACATTAAAAGATACGAAGCAATTCTTGGCAGCTTAAAAACTGCAAGTCTTGTTAATGTTTTAGCGAATCATTCACGCGCAGAGTATGCAGTTATGGAAAGCTATTTAACAAGAATGGCTATTTCTAGAAACTCTGGGGATTATGATCGTTATCGTCCTGCTTTTGTTGCGGCAATAGGAAACCCAGAAGAAGCTTTGTCTCGTTATGAGGATTCAATTAAAAGAAGACTTGAAATGGGTAAAGCCGGGGTTCTTAGAAGGCTAGATGTAGGATTGACTCCTTTTAGCATTGCTTTAAGCCAGGGCCAGGAAATGAGTAATCTTACCAAGCTTGAAATAGAAAGAAGAATTAACGAGCCTGCTCAAGGATCTTTTAAATCTGATTTTGATTCTATGAAAGAAGAGGCTCAAAGAAGAACAATTAGCAGACAAAAAGCAAAAAATGACTCTGCTGCACCTGCAAGCGTAAGCCTTACAGGAATGCCTACAACTCCAGGCGGAAACCCTCAGCCTAAAAAAGAAGCAAATAACTACACTGCTCCTTTGGCTAACATGAAGTTAACTAGCAAGTTTAATAAGCCTGGAGAATACAGAACACATAAAGGCAAAAAATCTAGACACAAGGGTGCTGACTTTAGAGCAAAAGTAGGAACTCCTTTATACTCTCCATTTAATGGCACAATTATAGAAGCAAAAATGACAGGAAATAAAACACCAAACGGAAACTACATTCGAATAAAGGATGATAAAACAGGTTACGAATGGGCCTTTATACACTTAGATGCATTTGACGAATCTCTTGCTGAGGGAAGAAAAGTTCCTCCAGGATTTGTTCTTGGAAAAACTGGCAAGTCAGGAAAAGGAAACGTAGATGCTCACCTGCATATTCAGGTAAAAGATGCAAAAGACAATATAATTGATCCTGCTCCGCTGTTAGCCCAGTACTTGGGAAATAGATAAGAGGCATTAAATGGCACAGCTTTGGAATAAAAAAGAGCAACGCATTGAAGAAAACGTTGCAGATTCAGATGTTCAGGAAAGAGTTTTTTCTGGATCTTATGATTTTCTTGGCGGCCCTAATGCTAACATTGCATTAGACCTAGGAGAAGGAAGTCCTACCTACGTTCCCGCATCTAACGCAGCTAAGTATATACAGTCTGGTGCAACTTACTTAACTCCTGTTCAAGTTCGCCAGATGAAAGAAAACCGGGAGTTCGCTGAAAGTGGACTAGGGGCCTTGTCTGCTATTGCTACAGGAACAGACCAGTATCTTTTTGCAGGAGCTGGTAGTCATGTTCTTGAGGCAATGGGAATAATTCCTGAAGGGCAAGTAGAAGCAATTCAGCATGCAAGCCCTTACATCAATCACGGTGCTGGCTTAGCCACCAGCATACTTGGCGCACTTGGGTCATTCGGAACAAGCGCAGCTGCACAGGCAGGGATAAAAGGAACTGCTGCTGCAACAAGAGGCGCAACTGCTATGGCCCAAAAAGCAGCTGCACAACAAGCGCTAGATAGGTCAGCTAAGTCTATTGTCTCCAAGGGTTATGACGCTACAAAAACAGCTTTATCAAATTACACACTGCCAGGCATTGGAACCAAGGCAGCGCTTGCAGTAGAAAAAGGAGCCAACAAATGGCTCATGAGGCAAGGCGATAAGCTTGTTCCTAAAAGATTAGCCAGTAGCGAAATTGCAAAAAGATATGGGCCAGCAGCCGCTAAAATAACATCTGCAACTATTGGGGCTGGAGTCGAGGGTGGAATCTGGGGCTTAGGAGAAGGCGTTTCTGAGGCAATTGTAGGAGCACCTGAAGAGTCAGCAGAGCATATTCTTGATTCAGTTGGAACAAATATGCTTCTTGGAATGGCATTGGGCGGTGGAGTTGCTGGAATTGTTCCTTTTATTACCGGGGCAAAAGGTGCTGCCGTAAACATTGCTGATAAATTTTTAGATTTTTCAGGAAGCAAAACCTCAGCACTTAGCAAAAAATTTGAGCCTTACTTAACTGCGGTTGCAGAAGCAGGCGGAGAGTCGCCAGAGTCTGTTGCTTGGTTAAGGAAAGCAGCTCTAGGAGATCTTGACCTTGTTAAGGAGCTAGACAACTTTCAAAACAACATGGCTGGAAGTGCAGATAAAGCAGCAAAGCTTTTAGATCTTCTTA